AGAGCCTAAGGCAGAAGAGCCTAAGAAGGCCGACCTGCTGGCAATCAAGGAAATCGGGCAGAAGATTATGGCGTACAAGGGCGAAAACCCTTGGGTCGAGGCAGAGTGCGCTAAGGCTATGGGAGGTAAGGTTCTTGCGACTCTTCGAGAGAGTGAGATACAACCCGCGTATGATGCCTTGGTTAAAATCCTCAACAAGCTAGAGGGCAACGAAGAGCCTACCGGCGGCATGTTCGCATAGGTCATGCCAGAGGTACACGCTAAACTCTCACCAAGTTCTGGTGAGCGGTGGATAAACTGCACCAAGAGTTTTGCCCTGATAGAATCTCTGGACTTGCCGGAGCCGAAGACTTCTCTAGCCGCAGAGGAAGGTACTCTAGCACATTCTGTTCTTGAGAACGAAGCTAGGTACCGCCTTGGGTGGTATGGCAACGAGGAATACAAAGCACAGCGGGCAGAGCTGATACAGGAATCACGGGGACTTCTTGGCAAGAATGTCTATAACGAGATGCTGGAATACGCACAACAACATCTCGATTTGATATTCCACCTGACCCGGCGAGAGTTTTTGAAAACAGAATATGAAGGCTTGGTGTGGCTTGAGACTCGTGTGTTCCCTGGTATCGAGGGTTGCTTTGGTACAGCGGATACTATCGTAGCCCTTGAAGATGAACTGCATGTTATCGACTTCAAATATGGCAGGGGTGTACCAGTATCCCCTGTAGACAACACGCAGTTGAAGCTCTACGGCTTGGGTGCTTACGAAGCCCTCAAGATGTTCTGGGACTTCAAGACGGTCACACTGCATATCGTACAGCCACGAATCCATAACGTAGATTCCTGGGAAGTAAACCTGGAAGACCTACTGTCGTGGCGGGAAGACGTAGTAAAGCCAGCTGTTGAAGACATCAACAACGGTACAGGGGTTTTCGCCCCGAGCGAGAAGGCTTGCATGTGGTGCCCCGCCAAGGCGTTCTGCACCGCAAGGGCTAGAAATGTATGGGGAAGGTGTGAGTATCGCATGAGCAATTTTGACTTCCTTGATGCGGGTATCGAGTACATGACCCTGGAGGACATGTTATCGGTAGCCCTGCGGGCAGGGGACATTCGTAAGTGGCTCAAGGATATAGAGGAGACTCTTATCGACTTAGCCTATGAGAAGGGTGCTAACGTGCCCGGCTTGAAGGTAGTGCGTGGCTCAGGACGGCGGAGCATCAAAGATGCAGACGCTTTCTTGAAAGCACTTGAAGATGGCGGGTTCAGCATTGATGGGCTATCCACCACAGTGACGAAACTATCCAGCATCTCCACCATTGAGCGCAAGCTCAAGGTGAAGCTGGAGGACTCTCCCGGTAGCGAGTTTGTTACCAAGAGTCCCGGCTCGCTGATGCTGGTGCCTGAGTCAGACCCACGGAAGGGGGTGAGTAAAGCTGACGAATCAGCGAACGCTTACTCAGAACTGTTTCAATGAGGTGTATGTGAATCCCTATGTTTGGGGAAAGCAGAAACTCATGAAGGACACCGGTTCGCACCGGAAACTATCTAAACGTTTAGGGTTCTCTTACGAAGGGGCTGTGCAACAGTTCGTATCCGGGTACCGCCCGGTTAACGCGCAGTTACTCCTTGGGCTTCAAGCTCTGGGGGTTACTGGGCGAGTAACCTTCGTGCCCCCCGGCTTAGAGAAGCGGGAAGAATACCTACGTAACTCCAATGCATTGTTCTATGCAGTGCATCCGAAACTAAAACAACTGAAAGAAAAGGAATAACTGTAATGGCTGTAACTCTAGGGAAAGTACGACTCTCCTACGTCACTCTGGTGGATGCTAAGGACTCGACGGACGTAGAGCACCCGAAGTTCGCTTCACTAGACCAGCTTCGTGAGATGCTTGGTGATTCTGCCCGCGCCGGGGAGGTAAGTGATTATAAGTTCTCTGTGAACGTCATCTTGCCTAAGGATGCTAAGGTTCCTGGTACGAATGAGCTTGTCATTGACCGCCTGGAAAAGGCAGTCATGGATGCTATCGACTATGCGGCATCAGACCGTAGCAAGACTAAGCTACCCACCAAGTACGTACCCACTCTCAAGAAGCTGTGGAAGGACTCGGGCGCTATGCTCACCGAGACTCAGAACGTCCTCAAGACGGTGGTACGAGACGGTGATACTGATGCTCGCGCAGAGGATAAGCCGTACCTGCACGGGGCGTACAACTTCACCGCAGACCAGCGGGCGTATCGTCGTAACCAGCTCTCACCTATACCCATCTTCGCACCGGGGGCAGGCCGCCCTGTGGAGCTTGACCCCAGCGAGGTTCACTCTGGTGATTACGGTTTCGTGAGCGTCACGCCGTATGTGTACAAGTTTGGTAAAGCCTACGGTATCAAGTTCTTCTTGGAGTCCGTGCTCAAGACGGAAGACGGCGAGCGCCTGGATGGCACCGTATCCGCTGAGTCCGCATTCGGGGATGTGCTAGATGCCTACGCAGAGCAGAGCCAAGACGTGTTTGGCGAGGTGGCCTCTCAGGAAGCTGAGTCCGGTAAATCAATGTTCGGCTAAACGCAGGTAATAAAACCCCGGCAAGAGAATATTCTCTCGCTGGGGTTTTCCTGAATTGGAGACGGAAACCAAAACGATGCAGAAGAAATTATACATAGACTTCGAAACATTCTCGGATGTAGACCTCAAAGCGCGAGGTGCATACAACTACATGCGGGGCGCTTTCTGGGAAGCACTTATTTGTACCTACCGTTGGGGCGAAGATGGGGAAACTCAGATACTCCAGGGTATGGACGAGATTATGCCTTTCGTTCGGGAAACGCATGATGATGAAGATGTAGTGTTCATAGCCCACAACGCCAGCTTCGAGCGCCTGGTGTACACCACCATCAACGATTACCCTATAGGCGAGTTTATGCCACCTGAACGGTTCATAGACACTATGGCAATGGCACGCTGTCTAGGATTCCCTGGCGGCCTGGGCAATCTAGCAAAAGCCCTTGGCGTGGTAGAGAAAGACTCCGCGGGTACCAGGCTTATCAACATGTTCTGCGTGCCCGACAAGCGAGGACACTGGCACACGCCGCAGTCCCGCCCTACGGACTGGAAGCGATTCTGCGATTACGCTGTGCAGGACGTGGATACTCTGGTAGCTGTGCACAAGGCTATGGAAGAGCGGTATGGTGGCTTCCCTCCCGGCGAGCAACAGGTGTGGTACGTAGACCAGCGCATCAACGACAGGGGCATCCTAGCCGACGTTAACCTAGCACGCCGGGGTATTGAGATAGCAGAAGACATCAAGAATGGTTCTCTGCGAAGTATTGAGCTGTATACGAAGCTGGAGAACGGACGCTCCCAGAAGCAATTCTTTGGGTGGGTTGCGGACCAACTGTTACGGGGCGGAATCATCACGCAAGTTGAGGAAGGCGTGTACATATTCTCAGACACCGGTGAGCCATTCGACACCATAGATAAGAAGATGGTGAGTTACCTGCTTGAGCGCGACGACATCTCGATAGCGGTGCGAGAAGTTCTCAACCTTCGCACCATGTCTAACGCGGCTTCGGTGGCTAAGTTCAACGCATACCTACGGCTTGCCGACCCATTCCAGCACCGCGTTCGGGGCGCAATGCAATTCTTCGGCGCACACACAGGACGGTGGGCGGGTCGTGGTGTCCAGTTCCAAAATTTACCCCGGAATACCGCTGGCGGCGAGGAAGAAACAGAAGCCCTGGTGGCTAAGGCTATGTCGAATGGAGGGAATGACCTCACCCTGGATGATTTGAAGCCGCTGATTAGGGCTTGCGTGACGGCACCGGAAGGTAAGGAGCTGACCGTGTGCGACTATAGCGCCATTGAAGCGCGTGTTATTGCGTGGCTTGCAGGGGAAGAGTGGGTACTCGAAGCGTTCCGTGAAGGTCGAGACATCTACGTGGAGACCGCAAGCCGTATGTTCCACGTTCCATATGAAGAGGCTAAAGCCCTGCGCAGTAAGGGTAAGGTAGCCGTTCTCGCTTTGGGCTATAACGGCGGCGTGAACGCTCTGCGCGTCATGGGTGGTGAAGGTAGTGACGAGGAACTTCAAGAGCTTGTCTGGGCATGGCGTGCGGCTAACCCGAACATTGCTAGGTTCTGGAAAGACCTTGAGGGTGCTTTCCGTCTTGGTTATGGGAAGGTGGGTCAGTTCCTTGAGGTGCAGTCCGGGGCTAACAACGCGCGCCGGATAGTCTTACCCTCTGGCCGGGCTGTGTATTATCACGAAGTACATACGCGGCCAATGATGAAGTTCGGTAAGGTCTTCCAAGTCCTACACTTCAAAGACCCGAAGAACATTTCAGGTGGTGCGTGGCTCACTACCTATGGGGGCAAACTCTCGGAGAACGTAACACAAGCCGTGGCGCGGGATGTTCTGGCGAATGCTCTTATAAACCTGGAAGAGCACGGTGCAGAGGTTGTCGCACACGTCCATGACGAGGTTATCTGTCAGTCCGGGCTATCCGTCGATAGGGTAGCTGAGCTGATGGGTGTGAGCGGTTCTCCTTTCTTCCCGTCATGGGCGGAAGGGTTACCCCTCGCGGCGGCGGGTTACACCTGCAAACGGTACCGTAAAGAGTAAGATACATCACGGAGAATATGCGCACACGCGGTTGCAATTAGTGACCGCGTGTGCGTATACTATAGGTACATCAAATAGAAACGGAGGGTCCAGCGATGGGCATTTTTATGAACCGCCGAGATTCGGTGGACTGGTTCAACCAGCAACAGCAGGTGAACCAGCAGACCAACCTGCAACAGATGGTTTATGAACAGTCACAGCTGATTGGCGCACTCATTGAAGAAGTGCGACTCCTGCGTGATGCATTGGTAGAGAGCAATGTGCGAGGTGATAAGTAGGATGTATGTAATTCCGAAAGTGCCCCTCAAGTACGTCTTGCCGGGTGTTATGGTCCACATGTTCAACGGGCCTACCCTGCATAGCATGTACGACGTGTTAGGGCTGCAACACCCATACTGGATTAGGGAAGCGGTCAAGTGGGAGGATGTACATATCGAAGACATGCTAGATGATATGTACGGTTCAGCACGCGAAGGAGAGCTGAACATGCTGATGGGTGACGATGATGTGAGCGTACTGTTGTACGGCGGCGAGCGCCCGCATACTTTCAAGCCGGTGTGGGTTTCAAAATATGACCTCGGGCATAAGATTGAATCTGTTATGTACTCAGTCCCCGAAGGTAGCGTTATCTATGAGGGTGCTAAAACACTACTCGATAGGGTTGAAGGGCTTCCCAGGTGCATCTACAAGGACAATGAAACTCTGGTGGCTGCGTACCTGGATAGCGGGCTTACGATTGACACCTCAATCCAGGTCAAGGGAGGGACTGCCTACATCGCACGGCTTGAACTGCAAGAATTTCTCTCTGTAGAACTGAAAGGAAACCTCAATGACTACTACGCCTAATCACTACGAGGCACAGAACGGCGTAGACCCAACGTCCGTGGTGGATGATTTCGGGTTCTGGGCGCGGAACTTTTTTAAGTACGCCTGGCGCGCCCCGTTCAAGAACGGTACCGCCGATATTGAAAAAGCCCAGGACTGCCTGGCTCGGATGTGGGAACTAAACCCGTCGTGGTTCCTACTCAAGACGCGCACCGAGCTGTCCGGTATAGAGGACAACGAAGGCATCAAGAAGATAGCGCACGGCGCGCTCACGACGGCTGATGGCGGGGCGGCACGAGCACGAGCGTTGGTGTACTTCGCCAAGCTCTGTACAGGACAGGTGCAAAGCCTTGAGCGCCGAGTGTTAAACCGTTATGGAGAACTACCAGACGGCAAGAAAGCCTGGGCTGTTATGAACAGGTTGCAAGAAATACTCACTGATTATTATCTAGCTGAGATGGGGAGGTGTAAGTAATGCGAGAAAATCTATCAGAGATGGACCGGTTGTACCTGGACCTGTACGGATACTCTCTAACCTTGCCGGTGCTCCCACCCGAAGTCGGCGTGACGCTAACCTATGACTACAAGTATTCTATGGGTGGAGTGCGTATGGAACTACGGGACACTAAATACATGCTTGCGAAAAGCGTCAGAGAGTCCATAGAAGAGCCGGTACTAATTCTATCCCCTGACGAGTCTAAGGGCTTAGTCAAGCGCGGTGTTGGGTACACCCGCAGTAACTTAGATGCTATCTTTACAGCTCTCGGGTTTAGGGAAGCGAAAGTGCAATCGTTTGTACCTTCGTATGATGAACCACGGTACAAAGCTCACTCTACCGTGGACTTGTACCCCGCCGAACAAGGGGTACCTTTGATGGGGTACCTGCCGGGTGACATACTGGACTACCTGGGAGACGTTGTTCAGATAAACGGGGACCTCATAGAGGAGATGACACCCGAAGTACGTGAAGCCTCGAATACCCTATACCGGCTACGGGAAAACAACGAAGTACCTGCATCTATGGAAGCCGTTTCCGCCCTACGTACTTTAGTGGGTTTTGCGCAACGGACAGAAGCCCGTGGGTGGTCGGTGAAACCTGGTAATACCAAAAGGGCGGAAGAAATTCTGTTTAGCATGGCCGTTGTGGAGCAGAAAGACGGGATGCGGCGCAAGGCAGTAGAAGAACGCATCAAGTGGATTATGGGGGAGGTGTAGACTGTGGACTTCACAACAGCGCGAGGGGTGCTACACATCGCAATGCCCGGCGGGGACGACGAGGCAGAACCTATAGAAGCCATTCACATGTTAGAGAGCATCGGCGACGGCTTCCCTAGAGAGTATAAGTATGACAAAGTACACGCGAAGATAAGCGCACTCAAGTTCCGGTATTCCACACTGGAATCTCACGGGGAAAAACTAAAGCGCGACACGCTGGAAAACGATTTGTCGGCTTTAGCAGACATCACCGACTATTGTGTTAAGGTAGGGTAGAGGAATCCCCGGCACGTATGCAACGGCGTGCCGGGGATTTTCCTGTGTGCTTACTGATTCAGGTAATCGTCGGAAGCGTAGTACGAAGAATCAGCGGCGTGTTCCGCCGGAGCCGCCGAGGACTCCTGGGGTTTAGCCGGTTCGCTAGGCTGTTCCTTGTACTGAGTGGGGCTTACATTGATAAGCGCCAGCACAGCACCGATAACGCCGGTAACGCCAGCAGAGATGTGTGCCCACTGCTCAGCATTCACAGCGCCAAAGGCAGTGAGTCCGATGCCAGCAAGAGCCACCAGGCCGTATACAATCTTTCGGACTGCTGCCCATTGCTCAGTTGTCAGAGCCATGTAAATTCCTATCGTTCAAGACTACTGTATCCACAACACGGTCGAGCCGGGTCTGTGTGTACCGGTTGTCGGCACGTAGTCCACCTATATCTTTCTTTAGCTCGGACTGGTCGTCCAAGCTGCGGGTAAGCACATCTTCCATATCACGCTGCTTCTTTCCTTGGTTAGCTTGCTCATGTTGGAGGTTGTCTAGCCGATTGCGGATTTCAATCATTGCGGTATTCGAGTCGCACATACCCTTCTCTATTGTAGAGAGCTTGTCCCGTATAGTATCCAGGTCATCCCTGAGATTCGTGCCGTGGTCGTTCTTGACCTGATGTTTAGCTTCGCGTGCGTCATTTCCGACGAGGTGAACCGCATGTTGCAGGTCTTCAATCTTGCTGGAGATGACTTTGCCCGCGCGAAGCCCAACGAGAACAGCGATAACGAGACACACTAGGATAATCACGAACGCATCCACCTCAGGGTCCCCGGTCTTGGGTATCTCAACCACGGCCCATCCTTAGTTGGGGAAGTTCATGAAGCTGGCGCGAGTATCGCTATCAAACTCTTCCCTACGGGCGTTGCCTTGGGTGGCTTCGTTATACCCCAGAAGCTCACGTAGCTTGCCTGCAACCGAGCCGTCTCGCATTCGTCCAGGAATGCCGATGCGGAACTGGTTGAACAGGGTCTTTACCATGCGAAGAGTGGACCACTGCATAGAATCTTGAATCTTCACCATGTCTACCAGGGTACGGTTACCCCACTCAGGACGGGGGGTGTAGAAGATAGCGTCTTCAAGTTCTTTCTTGGTTGCCATGTCGAACCAATCTCCTGTTCCTGCCGGGGCTTGTCCGGCGAGTAGTTTGTTTATGTTGTCGCGAAATGCGTCCATGTCGATAAACGAAGGGTCGATTTTCCCCTGCGCTGGTCCGGCATATTCTTTATGCGCGACCTGCAGGAAGTCGGGGTTACCCCCGCCGTAACCGCGTTCCAGCGCGGCGGCGAGGATAGGCATGTATTCCAGCTGCGCGGCGGTCCAGTCTGCGGGCGCGACACCCGAGGACTCCATCTCCACACCGATAAGGAACTCATTACCCCGATTTACCGGTATGCCAGGGGCTTCGCCCTCCCCGGCGTGGTTAGCCCACCCCGCAGCGATTACGTAAACTTCCGCGTTACGTCCGAACACAATGTGCGCCAAAGGCCCCGGCAAGTCGGAGCGGCCATTGATACACATGTTCAGCGTAGGTGCACCCTCAGACCAATAACGAGCCGATGCGGTAGCGGTATGGTGCCAGAGAACACCCTTGACCGCATCCATCTGCCACCCGTTGGCGGCTTGGTACCCACGGTATTTCCACCCTTGAACCTCAATAACGTTCAAGCGCTTACCGTTCGGGGCGGTGTACGCGCGGAGTTTGTCTGCCAAGTCCGTAATGAACATTGAAGAACTCCTTAGTATTTAGGCGTAGTTTAGAACAAATCTACGATACAAGTATAGTACCTGTGGTACGATAGACATGCCTCAGGGAGGTTGGCGCGTCCCTGCTGTAGGCATTTTCTCCTGCCCCGGCGAGATTGTTAGTCGTCTTGCCGGGGTTTTTATATACCCAATTTCGGACATAGAAATACCCTGGCATTATAGCGCCAGGGTATTTCCACGCGGGGGGTTCCCACCCCCACACCTCAACCACATTCTGAAAGGATATCTATATTATACCCTATGCCCAGCGGGTGAAAAGCGGGATGTTGAGGATGTACCGGCGACCGCGAGCAGAGGCTCCGAACGACCAGAACTTTATATCCCGAGAACCAGCTTCAACGGCAACCGAGCCTTCATTCTGCTGGCCGGGGATAACTTGAATTTCGCTGAGCGACACCGGCGTAGGTGCCTCCGGTGGGAGACGGAATACAGTTGCCCCGCTCGGTGGTACCGATACCATATCCAAATCCATGTGGATGAGCGCGTGCCCTGACGAGCGGTCTACACTCATGGACTGCGCCACAGCACCACTACGCAGGTTGATGTCATTGCTCACCTTCACCAGCTGGTACGTTAATACCCCGGAGGTCTGGTTCAGAATCTCCGTCTTGACGGCTTGCAGACGCTCTTCACTCACACCAGAACCGCCACCTCCGCCGCTTGCCGGGGCTGGATAGCGGAAGTTACCGACATGCAGCGATACACCGTCACCTTGAGGGTCCTTGTACCGCAGAGGCACAGACGCTTGCGTGTACCCGCTGGGTACCGGGGTATCCAGCGTTGTACAGTTCGCAATCGTTAGCCCCTTGAACCACGACTCGATGTAGTAGCTCCAACGAGCACCACCGCTGGCTGGGCGTGCCTTGCGGGATGAACACCCTTGCAGAACAGTGCCTTCCGTGCCGGTGTTGCACAGATAGAAATCAGCGCTAGAGTCTTTACCTGCAGAACCGTGTGCAGTAGACCCGTAGGAAGATGACTCACCCCGGCACGCGGTGAACGCGTTATCTCCGAACTCAATGAAGAATCCATGTCCGCCGTTCTCCTGGGCTTCGCAGGTTGTGAAAGCGCACTTGGTCGCACGAATGCGCCAGCCCGCGCCATTGTACTGCGTTGCACGCGCGTTGCTACCGGGAGAACCGGCGGTAATATCCGCGCCAGGCGCGGCATTACCCGCGATACCATAGAGCTGACCGAACGATGCACCAGAGTGCGTGTACCAGGACGTGCTTAGCTCGAACTTCGTTTGAGAGGTGTAAATCTCAACCCCCGCGAAGTTCCCGCGCCCCTGGTTCGAGCCGCCAATATCAGCCCCGAAAAACTTATTATCAGCCGCGCCACCAGAGCCTTCACCATGTCCGGGAGGTTTACCAACGATAAGCCCGGCTTGGTAGCTGTTACGCACCCGCAGACCAAAAGAACTCATAGCTTGGTCGTCGTTGCCGATAATGGCTATACCAGTTTCCATGTCCCACACCGTCAGGTTGTTCAACTTTGGTACCGAATCCGGCTCTGGGGGATTACCCCCCATATCAGAGTTCAGACACACACCGATAGTATTCGGGATGTAATTCTGGTGCTGACGGCCAGTCTTGCGCGCGCGAATCCACAGGTCAGAAACACCGAAATGCATCAGGTCATTAGCCTGCTTACGAGTGTTCCACGAGCCGGTGTGGAAAATACCTGTGCGCTCTTTCACGGCGACAGTATCCACCGCGATAATCTCGGTGGCGCGGTCGTCACCGTAGACCTGCACCATACCCTTTAGCTCAATGAACGGGTAGGTTACGATGTACTTCCCGGCTGGGATGTAGACGCTACCGCCGCCGAGGGCGTACACATCATTGATAGCGTTCTGAATAGCTTCGCGGCTGTCACGCTGGCCGGTAGGGTCAGCGTTGTACGGCGCGTGAGTCACGGTCACCGCATACTTGCTGTTCTTCACAATAGAAGACGAAGCCTGCGCCGCCGGTGGATGCTCAGTGAGGTACTGCTTCACCATGTTCTGAATCTGTTCATCTGTGACGGTTGGTGCAGTTACCCGCTTACGAATGGCCGCGTCAGGCTTGCCGGTGTAGTCGCTGTTTTTGAAGCTAGGCATAGTGAATGTAGCCACTACCTTCCTCCTTAATGCTGGGGACTTTCCTCTTCGGTGACTAACTCGTTCATCTTCAACTCAAGAGCTGCGAGTCGCTTCTCGAAAGGAAGAACACCCTTAATCCAAGCACGAACGCGGTCTTCAACCCACGGCGAGGGTGGCATATCGTAAGGGTTCTCTTGAGGATGGTCTTCCGAACCGTCACCGACTTTAAAGGTTCGGTCGGTAACGTAAAGGTTACCAATGCCCAGCGAGTCAGCCTTAGCGAACACAGCATCAATGTTCTGCTGCGTTGCGCCATGTATGACATGCCAGAACCTCCACGACGGGATACCTTTGTAGTGGTCTGGATGGATGTACTTCGTTGCGGGGTCGATGTACTTCGCTGCGTCAGACTCATAGGTGAGTGCGATGTCGCAAGCGTCCATCATAGACTTTGGTGTGTTCGAGCCGGGGTTGATGACGATAAGCGTATCGTGCCCTAGCTCTTGTTTGAGCTGCTTGTACAGGTTGGTATAGTTCTCAATCACCTTGTTCTGCAGCGTCTCATCCAACCACGGCGAGGTTTCATCCAGGAAGATACCACCGAAGATGTCACCGAAGTCTTCCTTCACCGCCTTAGCGGAGTTGATAATGAACTCGTTGGTGAATTTCGTTACTTCTTCAAGGGTCACACCTAGGTTCGAGCGTACTTTTTCCCTGTAGGTATCTGGCATACCGTCCATGTTCGCGCCGTGGCGCGTCTTCACATAGAACAGTACTCGCATAGCGCCCGCACCTTTAGCGAGCTGGCCCTGCACCTCGAAGTCATTATCCTTGCGCTTCGAGAGCCAATCCCCGGAAGCGCGGTTGAGAATAACCATACCGAGGGTGTTGCCGAAGGTGAGGAACTTAGCCCACTTCGAGCGCTCGCCGTTGTAGTAATCGGGCCAGGTGTAGGTAACCGGCGAGTAGTAGTGCTGTCCATTCACGAAGCCGAAGTTCGGCTGGCGTGTCTCGAAGCGCTCTACCTGCTTCGAAACTTCGGACTCAATACGCTGAGTCAGCGTTTTATTTGTAGAAACATGGTACTCAGCCATGCATCCTCCTTAGCTAGTGTGTAAGCGTTTGGTTGTATACCGCAGACAGCCTCCCCGACGCATTACGGTTTCGTGCTTGTGCGTCAATGAGCTCCATAACGCGGTCTTCGCTCACGCCGGGGGATACTGCGTTCTTCTCGCTGAGCACAGACTCAACAGCTTGACGCAGCGCGTAGCTGTCATTCAGTGCAGTAGCCGGGGTAGGCTTGACGGATGCCGACTCAGGTTCCGGTGCACCGGGTGCAGGGAGAGCGCCTTGCTCAGCAAGAACCTCAAGGACAATGGAGCGTATCGTCTGCACCGCTTGACGGGAGAAGCCCCCATCTTGGTTCAATACAGCAATATCCACGTTATGCGTCCTTAGTCGTGATAGTAAGAGTGCCGTCGCCATTATCAGTAATGGTCGGAACCTTGCCGTCTACAATCTCTCGAACCTTAGCTTCATTCACGCCGGGTTCAACCGGGGGAATAGCCGCGATAGCGGTATCTGTGGCTTTCTTAGCTTCGGAGATAGCCTCAGTCTTAGCGGCGGTAATCTTCGGCTCTACCTCGGCAAGGGTCTCGCTCTTGGCGGTCGATACGGCTTCGGTCTTAGCTGCGGCTACCT